GCGGTTACAAGAGCCATTCCTTCAACCATTCTTGATACTGATCCAGATGCTGAAGTTAACAGGACATCATAATAATATCTTCCTGGTTTAAGATTCACAGTTTTACCTGCAGTCATAGCAATAGAAACCTCACCAGTAGATCCAGTGATACTAACTGAAAAATTTTCTGAAGAAGTAGATTCTGGATATTTTTTAATTTTTGAAGTTCCTACATATCCAGAAAGATTTGATGGAGTACCATCTGTTTCAGTTGAAGTAAAAACTTCACTAAAATCAGCTCCTTGGGCGATAACTATGTTTACAGCAGGAGTGGCAGCCATTTTATCTTTTTTAAGTATTTATGTCTTTACTTACATTCTTCAACATTTTTTGCAAATCTGCTGTAGAACCAACAAAAAGTGCATTATTAACTGTAGTTGGACCTTTTTTCTCCTCTTCTTTATTAATATCCTTAAGTTTTTTCTGAAGATCCATCAATTTATCGGTTGCATCTGAAACATTTTTAATCAATTGACCAGCTACTTCATATGCCCTAGGCATTTCACTTTCTTGAGCAAGTTCTAAAATACCATTAATAGCTTCTTGACCTTTTTCAATAATAGAGTATAAATTACCCCTAGTATATTCATAATCTCTACGAATATCCTCAGCAGAGGATTTATATTTTTCTATTTCTTTCTCAATATCACTTTTTTCAATTTGACTATCAATTGGTTCTACATCAAATGTATCGTTTAATTTATTGTACTTGTCCATAAGAGTATCAGAAAATGGCACCATCAAAACCAAAGTCGTCTCCAACTTCAATCATATTATTATCTGTTTGATTAATGTTGTAAACTTTTGATCCAAGAACATGATTTTGTATTGGTGTTTGATCTTGAGCTCTTTTAACTAAAATTTTATTTCCAGAAATTTCTTCAACATACATTTCTTCTTGTCCAATGTAAATATAAGTACTCTTTACAATCTGAGAAGTATCTTCTACTTCAATTGCTGTTTGTACCATATCAACATTTTCTGCTAATAACGTAGCAACAACACCATCATAATCTTTAGTTGCTCTAGGAGTTGATTGATAAGTAATGTCTCTTTCATACGAACCAGATTTGCTACCAGATATGTATCCGACAGTAACTTTTTTAATAATATCTCCAGAAACATCTCTGAGTGGACCATATACAAATGTTTTTGCAGTAAATGATAGAGTATAGATTAATGCTCTTCTAGTGTCAAAATTTCCCTCGTATTCATCACTCATATTGATACTATCTAAAGAAATAGCAACATTTTGTGTTTCTTTATAATCACCTAAAAAATTAATAGGTACTGTATAAGAAGGTTGAAAATAAGGTAATATTTGTTCTATGATTTGCAACATATCATCGTTCAACTTTGTATAGATTGAAAGTGTGAATGATAAGTTGTAAGGAACTGGTAAATACGATTTCTTTTCAGAAGTTCCATCTTCTTTCGTAACAACCATCTGTGTTGTTTGTGATGATTTTCTAGATGGATCATATGTTATGTTAACCAGTTCAAATGACATTCTAGGAAGTGTCATTTGAACTGGATGATTGAGATCTGGATTTTGTTCTAGTCTTGCTAAAAACTTTTGTGTTGGACCATAAGCAAGAGGAACTTTGATAACACTAAAGGTGTTATCAGATTCATCCTTCTTCTTAATTTGAATTCCATTGAAGAGAGAACCAAATCCAATGATTACGGATCTAAAGATCTCGTTGTAAAAATACTCAAACATTATCTTAGAACAGTATATACTTACTATTTAACTTACTTTATATTATGGCATACCAAAAGGATTAGACGTACTAAAATCTATAATTTCATCTGCTTCCAATTCTATATTATCATTATCTGCATAAGGAGTTACAATATCGTCAGTGTTGATAGAACTAATAATAAATTTTGCTCCAGATTCTGACCCGATTATTATTTCTCCTCTTATAAATGAACCATCAATAACTGATAATTCTAAATTATTTGTTATAGCATTCCATTGTTTTACTCTTGCTGTAACACCAGAAGTCTGAGCAGTAACAATTTCATTGAATATAAATGAACCAGTACCAATACCAGAATTACTTAATGTATCCGGCGGATCAATAGTAACTATTGGTTCGGTTCCAAACCCTTCTCCACCATTTATAATATAAATTGCTGTAACTACACCAGCACTACTTATAGTTGATATTGCAACTGCATTTTCTGATGGAGACGGATATTCAGAATCCCAAGTATATTGAGTAGAATCAAAAGTAAATGTTGTGTTATCAAATGTTGGATAATAACCAGAAGTTTTACCAATAGTAACATTCGGTGCTGATGTATAACCACTACCACCATCAGTCACAGTAATTGAACGAATTGATCCATTTGTGGAAATACCAGTTGTTGCTGCAAATCCAGAACCCTTCCCTCCTTGTACCGTAATCCATGGTGCAATTGTATAACCACATCCTGCATTACTTAATAATATTGCTGGTATTCTACCAGATTTACCAGTACAATCTGGATATTCAAATGACAAAGATGCTATACCTACAGCTGTAACACCATTACTTGGAGCAGAAGAGAATCCAACAACAGGAGTAGTTTCATAGTTTCTGCCCATGTTAGACAAATAAATTCTATTAACAGCACCTGAGGGACATATAGCAGCTGCAGCTGTAGCTGTACTTCCAGAACCAACTAATGTAATTGTCTGTATATAACCAATTTGTTCTATTTCATCATCAATTTCATCAACACCAGTATCAATAACTTCATCTTCATATCTAAACAACTCACATCTCAATTCATAAACATATGTTTCTCTGAGTTGATAAAAAGGTTGTTCATGTTCTACAAATTTGATCTCAAACAATCTATCTCCTAAAGGAAAATAAATTAAATCTCCTTCTTTTGGTCTTGTAGAAAGTTTTATGTCTGGAAGATCTTCTATTAGGGGTGAAATATAAGATTCATATCTTTCTTTGGATATAATTAATTGAAGATCGTCTCTATTTTCAATACCAAATTTTGATAAAAGAGATCCCTGACCTGTATAACCCTCATAATTATCTACATACGCCTCTATTGGATATGCATTTTTGAAACTCGATTCAATAACCTCTTTTATTACAGTATTACTACTAACATATCTTCTAGGAAGATAATATACTTCAACACCATACATCCTCAACTGTTCATTGATAAGATCTTGGACTAGACTTTGTTCAGTTTTACTACCGTTAAGAAAAAATGGATTGAGCATATTACATCACCCAATAAGATCAAGAGGTGGAATTTCGTATGTACTTAACATTTTCTCTTGAATCTTATCAAGTTCAGCTTGAGCGTCATCATAAAGTTGTCTCCCATTAAATTCAATACCACCTGGAAGTTTGACTCCTTGAAACTTAATAAGATTTTGACCCCACTGTTTTTTGATTAATGCAGTTAAATATCTTTTTAAAAAGGAATCATTCCACACCCTTGAATAATCATTAGGATCCATTGCTCTCCAACAATCAATAATCAAAAATTCCCCAGCTCTAAGTTGACTCCAATCAACATCCAAATACATTCTATCTTGTCTCTGATTAAACCTTATTTGTTTATGAGTATTCAAAAGAAAGTTCATAGTTTCAAGATAAGTCATTGCCATAGAATATGATAGTAAATCTGTACTCCCCCAATAATAAATATCATTAAGGAATAATTGATATTTAAAACTAAACATATTTGCACTACTTACAGATTGTGCATCATCATATTGAAATACTTTATTAATTCCAATAATTGATGGAGGAATCTGTATATAATTACTATTTTCGTAAAAAGTAAACGTGGTTGGAGAACCGTTGATATTTGATGATGCCGTTGTTGATGTAATTCCTGTTGTACCACTATCTCCTACAGGAGCTCCTGGAGGACGAGCTGCACCTCGAGCCACATCATCCTCAGTGACTTGATATTTTAAATAAACTTGAGAGACACCATCGAAATGTCTTTCGTTGAAGAACTGTAATGCATCATCAACCAAATCTTCGATTTGTTCCTGGGCAACATTAATTTCTAATACTGGGGCACCTAATTGCCTTAAACAATAATCAATCAGTCCTTGTCTTGAATTGGGCTGAGCCATTTATATTGTTTTTATCTATTATGGACTATTTATGATTTAGGATTTAATATATTTGTGATATTATGCAACATTGATTTAATATCTGTCACATCATTTTTCAAAGAAAGTACTTCATTCTGAATTGAATCAATTCTTTCTTTTTCACTATTTAATTTTTCTCTTTGTTTCATATAAGATTTGAATTCAAGATGGTTTTTGTTTATAATAGCACCAGTTCTAGTGTCTCTATATAAACCATCTTGTCCTTCAACTGGAACGTAATAATTCATATTATGCAAGTGCAATACCTCTAAGATTCCTAATTAATGGAACGTTGGATTGATCTGTCGATGTACCTATAATTTTTATTCTAAAAGACTTAAATGGTACTGCTTCATCAAGAGTAAATTTCAATTCTTTATAAAGATTTACCGAAGGTTCAGGTTGATATGAATCAACTTTTGGTATTTTTGTATCTGGACTTCCATCATTATTGGAAATATCAATGATTGAACCATTTGATGATATATTTGTATAACCAGGAAAAGGTATGAATATAGTTTCATTTGGTTTTGTATCCTGATTTAAAGCATAAAATACTCTAATATCGTTGTAGTTACTAACATATGCATCAAGAATAACTTGTAATGACGTAGCAGGATTTTCTAAAGTTACATTTTTGGATACATAGAAAAATCTGTTAGGATCATTTTCTGTACCATTAACTCTAAAATCTGTAGCATAGTTTGTTATAGGTCTATTGACCCTATTCATAGTATATACAACAGAGGCATTATCAAGATCTACAACAGGGCTGAGTCTTGAATCTGATGAAATTAGATTCATAATCATAGAGAATGATTTTTGACCAGGGAAAATTTCACTATCTAAAATGTTTGATTCATTTACTTTAGATGCAATCATTCTTTGAGAATCAAAATAGTTCTTGTCAAATAATGTTACTTGTTGATAACCTTCATCAATAAATGATTGTTGATTCCCAGATATGCTTGTAGCAGATATTGTTCTTGCTTGAGATATGATATTTGTTCCAGTAGGAGTTATAGTTGTAATTTTTGGAGTAATTAATGAATATGGAAGATTATAAGTTCCTTTAACATCGGGTCCACCAGCTGATTTACTTTGATTAAAATACAACGGACTATACCCTTCAACATTACCAGGAGCTCTGTTTGTACCATTAGTATTCATCAATATTCTTATATAATAATAATCCAAACCAATAGGATCATCAATATCAGAAGAAATAACGTTTGCCAATTGATGAGAAGTATTAATTCTTCTTAGAGATACACCATTAAGTTGATATTTGTAAACTAATTCACCTTCAGCATGAGTTTCTGGTATTGTATTATCAACTCCTCTCGTTATTCCAGTCAATGTTCTACCATTTATTCCAGAATAAGAAATAATTTCATTTCCAATTTTGATATAACCAGAATTTGTGTTTCCAACTCCAATATTTTCAAATGTTGCAAAATTGGTTGCAGCATCATCCAAAGTAATGAATGATGTAGAATCAAAGGGATATTGTACAGCTAATTTCGCAGGTATGACATCACTCTTTACTCCTTCAATTTCCACTCTATTAACATTAGAATACATTCCATGATTTCTTTGTAAGACCTTAATATACGTTCCAGGATTATCTACATAAATTGGATTCTGAGGAATTACATTACCACCTACACTATAATTTAACTCTGTAGAGATACCAGAACTTGTGGTATAGAAAAGATTGTTCAATACATTGAAATCACCCTGAACATCATCTATAACTAACTCATTATTTCCTAGAATCGTACTTACAGATAACTGAATACCTGATCCAAGATTTTCACTTCCTATTGAAATTGGAGTTAAGACATCACCTACAACATGTCCAGTTCCACCATTATTGATTGTTGCTCCAAGTGCTACACCATTAGAAATTGTAATATCTGCTGTAGCATTAATACCAGATCCAGTTATAGAAGTAAGAGCAACTCCTGTATAGGTAAAATGACCAACAGAAGGTGTATAACCTACTCCAGGATTTGTAATTGATAGATTAGATGTTGCAGAACCAGCAAACGCTACAAGAGTACCAAATGCTGAGTTATTGGCTTGAGTAATGATATTACCTATAGAAAGTCCAGTATCACTTATGGTAGTACCCAATCCGACTCTTATCTTTCTTGATTCTATAACTAGACCATTTGGATCTATTTTTTCTAATGATGAAGGTAGTGTTGGATTAAACATCTGGAATGCACCAGTTTGTCTAAAGTTAGCTCTGTACAATTCAAACTTAAGATCTTCATACTGACTTGGAGTCCAAACAGAAGCGTTTTGAGATTTGAATAAAGATCCGAGAAGTGGTTGTTCTGTGACAAGAATTTGACCACTTTCTTGAGAAATTGTTTGAACATCAGCCTCTCCCATTCTACTGATCCAAACTCTATATTCAGTTGAGTGTGATAAGAGAACTATTGCATATTCAGTTAGACCATTAAGATATATTGGTGAATCAAAAGTAATCGATGTTGCAATAGAAGCATCTTCACTTGTAGTAATATTCTCAGGATTAATATCAACCTGAGAGAATGGTAATATCTTATTAGTAGGAGTTCCCAAACTTACTTCTCTTAACTGTACTGTTACAGGTAAATTAGTATCTTTGGATTGGAAATAAATATCAATCTTAGTAACAAAAATTCCTGTCTGATCATCAACATAAAATGTCTGAGCTAATGGATCTGTCAGTCCTCTATTATTTGTTATATTATTTGTTACATTAGTTACGTTAGTTACGTTAGTTACGTTAGTTACATTTGTAATATCTTGTTGAATATTAGTTACATTTGTAATGTCTTGTTGAACATTAGTAATTACATCAAATCCACTTTCAATAGATATCGTATTAGATGTGAATTGATCTCCTGTTTGTCTTGTTTGACTGAAATCAATTGTTTCAACAGAAGCATTTTTGAGAGAAAGAGTGGTTTCTTGTGTATTATCAACACTACCCTCCGAATAGAAAGTTCCTTCTCCTGCAGTTGTTGTTGTTCCTTCAATTCCACTGTTGATTCTACTACTTGTCAATCTGAAAATAGATCTTCCAGTTTCAAATATTGGATTTGCACTGTTTGCACTATCAGGAACTCTAAATGAACCAATAATTGTTCCAACTCTATCTGTTACTAATCTTACATTTGTAACTGTGGCTTGAGCTCCACTAGAAGTACCAACTAATTTCATTCCTGGAGCAATATATCCAGAAAACTGAGGGAAATCTTCTGACTGTAAACTAAAAGTATCTACGTTTAATATATTGGAAGATGCAGAATACACCGAGGCAACATTGTTATCTCTGTCATATGGACTTTGATCATATATATCTGTAGGGAAATTGTACGGACCATACTTATGATTGGTATTTGCAACTCTAAAGGAAATTGATGCTTCAGTCGCAGAAGAAATCCTTTCAGATCCACCATTGTTCATGGTTCCTATAACTCTTTCTCCAACAAGGAAAACTCCATGACTCATCTGTATTTCAATAAGTTTTGGAACAACAAATTTGTTTACATCGACTTCATCGAAGAAACTATAAAGTCTTGTATATGGTTTAAATCTTGTTCCAATAAACTGAATATTTCGTGATCTCATAAAATGTACAATATCACGACTCACTACTCTATCACCAAGAGATTCTGTATCTATTCTTTCATTCACAATAAACTGTGATCCAGTTCTTTGTTGATCAAGTGATATAGAACCACGTGCAGTTATATTGTTTACGATAGCATCACTTGCATCTACAATTTGATTTATTCCAACATCAGCACCTTGAAGTAGGTTATTTGTAAGACCATTTGACACAACATCCGATGCACCTTGAAGAAATTGTTGATCATTGGAAAGTGAAAGATCCATATTCACTCCAACAGTTTCCCAAGAATTCCAAACAACTGGACTTACACCTTGTCTAGTACCATCTTCAGTTGTTGAGATTTCAGCACCTAAAGCTTCAGAGATTCCTTGAAAAGAACCTTCCATCATGACATTGTTCAATTCCATCACATTCACATCAATCCAGACATCAACATCTGGTTGAAGTTTGATACTTCCATTCCAAAATTGTACAAGAAATGGAGTAACATTTTCCACTCTAGTTGCATAAGGTTGTTTAAGCCAAGAGACATTGGTATAATCAAGTGATATGCATCTTCCAGTTCTTTTTACATTACTTCCTATAACTTCTGCATATTCTGTATCTTGATTTGCATTTGAAGTAGTTCCTATACCAGTAATTGCAGAAGTTCCTAACTCAAGATTTAAAGATGTTGTATAATGTGATGGTCTAAGAATACCTTTTTTAGTATCTACACTATTTCTTACACCGATTTGAGTATCTTGTGGTTCAAGACTTGTAAAATTATCTACAAATACTCCAGACTTAAATCTGTTTAGACCATTAGAGTCTTCAACAAATAGGTTGAGTGTATTTTGCTCAAGAGAATTTAAGGACGTGTAGTATTCAAGATTTTTAATTCTTTGTTCTAGTTTTGCGATATCAGTCATCTGATATCTCTTATGCTCTACAAAATTTACTTTTGCGTCACTTACATTGTACAAATATGCAGGTAAAAACACATTTGCAATGTTCATAGCACCACTTATACTATCAGGTAGACGTGGTTGATCATTTGGAGTTCCATATGAAATACTAAACGTTCCATTTTTATCCACATAAATTCTATCTGCTCTAGGAAGATAGTATTCATATCCAAGAGTCATTGATTCATCAGAAGCAATAATATGTGGAGAACTATGTTGATTACCTTCAACAGAATCAGCAAATGATCTACCATCAAATTCAAATGGTGATCTAACACCTTCAGACACAACATAGTCAACAACTCTAGGTCTAACATCAATTATGTCAGAATTTCTTCTTCCATTTACAGTTGATATTTCATCTCCGTAGTTGAAAGATGAATATGAATTTACAGTTGTAATATCACCCTCATCTGAAGTTGCATAATTAGCGGTCTCATAGAGTATTTTTAGTTTTTTTGTGGGAATTGCAGAAGATGCCTTTCTTATGATTCTAGAATAATCATAGAATGAACCTTTTTGACCGTTATTAAAAATGAAGTTTTTGGTAATATTTTTAGATCCAATACTGACACTAGATGTTACAGCTGAAACATTAGATCTATCAAAAGTCACTACTTCATTATTTTTAAATACTATATTATTCAAATATACAAAAGATACTTGTGTATCTGAGGTTCTCTCCAAAAATATTGCTTTTGCACCACTTACATTTCCAGTAATTGTTTCTCCGATAATTAAATCAGTTGTTGTGGAAGTAGGGCCATCCATTTGACCTAAAGTCATGTTTGGAGAGGTTGGATTAGTAGTATCTTCAGATTCAAATATTCCGTAAATTTTAATTACATCTGGAGTATTAAGAGAAATTATATCATCTTGTACTCTTGTTCCGAATGGATAATTACCATAAATCAGTCCATCATTCAATGAAGTAGTTCCTACTCCAGAAGCTGAATTTGAGGATTTATCAACAATTATACTGTTGGATATTGATTTGAGTTTTGATTTTGATGTTATATTTGATTTACGTATTGTAGTAATTAGTTTAGAGTTAGTATCATTTGTGCCAAGACCATTTATCTGTAATTGTGTAGAACCATTAGTCAAGTTTACTTTATCTTGAGTGAGAATTTCTGTACTACCATCAGATCTTATTAAAGTATATCTTTCTTCATCAAAGGGAAGAAATACTTCATTTGTTTCTGCTGTTATGATAGGTGTAGAATTATTTGTAATATTTGTTGTATATTGTCTTCTGATGACCAATTCTGAATCAATCAAATTGACTGAAGAAATATTTTTCTTTGGGAATATACTATAAAGAGATTCATTATCAGAGATATTTCCAGAACCTACATTTCTCTGTATTTTTGTACTTATGACTTGAACATTTGAAATATTTTCCGTAGTTTGTGGTACTTCTCCATCACAAACACCTGTTACTGTAGTAACACCAGTAATTGTAATGTTTGTTCTACCTACACCTGTAACCCTACCATATGATACAATATCAAATGTTGGTCTAGAATATCTAATAAGATTCCCTTCTGATACGATCCCAACAAAAGAAAATCCAGGATCAACAGGAATAGATATTTCTGATTCATTTCCAGATACTACACTAGCAGAAGCATTACCAATCGTAAAAACTGGAGATTGAATCAAATCTGCACTAAAAGTGGAACCTGTTCCGACTATACCATAAACAGATTTTACATCAGAGATTTCAAAATTTTTAGAGTCAATAACAAATCTAGAGTCATCAACAACACCGTTAAAAATTAATCTTTCTCCTTTAAAAAAGTTTCCATTTACTCCATATGCAGTCAATGAAGTACCAACAACAGAATTCTTTAAAAATGCTGTAGCTCCACTAGATTCTCCTCTAATATGTACTGGAGTATTTAAAGATAGAGACTCATTTAATGTGATATCTGTATATGTTTGAACATCAAATAATGATAAGTCCCAGCGATTTAGATTTGGAAAAGTACTGTCATACGAACCAGACTCAAGTGCAAAATCATATATTCTTGCTACACCAATTTCTTTACCTGCTGGAGATTCTGGATCTGTACCAACTCTTGTACTTCTCAAACTTAAAGTATTTGATGTATTGATACCGATAGTTACCGAACCATAAACATTATTTACACCCAAAGTAGGTCCAAATCCAAAGTTAATAGCTTGATTTTTTATAACTTTAGTTGTTCTTGGTTTTTGGAAATCCATCAATGTGGTCGAAAGAGTTTCAACCTCATATCCCTTTACATAGGCCTTACCTGGAGAAATTTTATAAATTCCAAGATCGTCATTTGGGACATTACCTTGAGATGTTGTTTGATTTACTGTAAAAATACCTCTATTTCCTTTCTCATCATTTAAACTATTTTTAACACTAGTGGTAAACTCTTTCACATAATAATGACCAGATTCGTCAAAAGTTCTTCTTGCAAATTCATCACCAATAAAACTATATTCAGTATTTTTATTGACCGTTCTCAATTCTCCATTTAGGACTTCTGCCAACTGAACAAAATTACTTTCATTAAAACTATCTGATTCTTTTTTTGATAAAGAGGCGGAAATTTTTAAACGATCTGCACCTGGAGCAGTAAAATTATTAAAACCTCTGGCGTTATCATTCAAACTCTGATCAATGTCAGATGAAATAATTTCTTCAATAACATCTAATCCTACTCTATAAGAAGGTGTGTTACCATACTGATCAAGAATTAGAGTTTGAGACTCTACATCAACGAAGTAACCTCTTAAAAAATATATTCCTTGATTTAAATAAAATGCCGAACCAATAGCAGAAGCATTTGTAGGAATAGTTGTTGCAAATCCTTCTCCTGCTGCAATGAATGTTGTTGCATAGGAAATATTTGTATTAGTAATTAATATTTCACCACTTACAAAAGTATTGACTTCTTCATCAGAAGATGCTGAATTTTCATAGTTAAGATATAATGTATATACTCCTCTTTCAGACTCTTGATCTGTAATATATTTTACAACTTTGGCAGTAACACCTGAGGTTTGACCTATAATTGTGGTTCCAACAATTTGATCAAGATAAATCCCAACAGGAATTCCAAGGAAATCTGACTCAATTTGAATACAATAAAAATTTTTGACGTAAGTAAGATCACCTGGAATTACTTTTGCTCCTTCTTTGAAGAAATGGTTACCCATATCTTCAATTTGATTTTGAAGAATAGACTGGAGTCCTGTTAATTCTCTTGCTTGAACAGGGTATCCAGGTTTAAATAAAACTTTGTAATAATTTTGGTTTTCATCAAAATCATCAAAGTAAGGAGCAACGTTTAGATTAGTTTCCTGTGGCATATCTCTTAGAATTGCAAGATAACTTTAACATCTTCTTTCTGAGAAGATGATCTAGTGACTGAGGGTCTATTGTCAATATAAATTATATCACCAGAGTACTTTTTGACTTCTGGATTTGATACTCCATTATTAAATTCTTGACCCAAGTAGTAGGTCCTATTATTTATTACTGTAGAAACACCTGAAAAAGAATTGTCAATTTGTAATGTATTACCAGTTGTAGGTGAAATACTCAAATTTCCACCAGTAGTGGGTGATGATGTAAATCGTAATAATTCAAATCCATATACTGGAGATGTATTCTGAGAACCATCAGTATTAAATCCCGATGTTCTTCTATCTTGCCAATACTTTAAAATTCCAGTCGAAGAATCATAAGAAACAACTCTTCCTACAGCTGTTGAACCAAGACCTACAGTTTGAGTAACAAAAGAATCGGGTCTAAATGTTGCTTCACTATATCCTGTACCTACCAATTTTAACGCATAAACTGCACTAGCTTTATCTAAAGTAAGATTAGTTGTAGAATCATATGTTGATGGATTTTTTACAATTCCAACTTGAGAAAACTGATTTCCTGTTATAAAGTCTGGATTTTGAGTGTCATTTTCAAATCTTGCATATGTCAAAACATTATATGCACCAAGTTCCCTATAAATGTCAGCACCATGACCTCCTGGAGGAGGAATAATAACATCAAATACTGGAGAAATAGATCCAGTAGGAACTCCACCCCCATCTAAATCTAGGGTTCCGAATGTATAGTTTGAACCACCATTTGATACAGTTACTGATTCTACCTTTGAATCATTATTAATAACTACAGTTGCCTCAGCCCCTCTACCATCTCCTTTTATAGGAACTCTGGTATAAGTAACATTGGCAGTACCAAGTCCTACACCTCTATTCCTAATGGTAACAATTTTTAATTGACCACTAGTTGATGCATTTTCTCTTACTGCACTATAAGATGAGTTACTTTCCCAGTCAGTTGGAACCGCTATGTAATTTGTAGAATCAAATTTAATAATTTGATTAGGTTTGACTGTATAAAGATATTTCCATATATAACCATCACCACTACTTCCAGCCTCTCTTGGTTCTAAATCTGTGAAATTTGGTTCATCTAAAGAAGGACCACCTCTAAAACTATTTTCGGGATTTGCATTATTGTATAAACAAATATAAACTTTATACTCACTATTCATCACATAAAAGTTTGAATCGTAAATATCAAATGCACCAGATGGTTGTGATGGATTATCTCTAGTAATATCATTTCTCCACATATCATATGTGGTTCCCGATTGCCATGTAATTTTTCTAATAACCTGACTTACATCACCCGAATTTATTTTCTTTAGGGCCAACATTGTGTCCCAATAATAGTTAGATTGATCTAAACTATCTTTTGGAGCAGGGGGATTAGTATTCCAATCAGATTGAAACTCTGAAGAATCTGGTAATCCAATCCATGCATAGAAAGAATTATCTGTTGATTGTACACTATCAACAAAATTCTTTGCATTCAATATACGAAGTTGATCAGTAATTATCGCGGCCATTTTAAGAGGACTTTTTTCTTATTTATTAGAACAAAGTTAGAGTTGTTGAACCAACACCAACTACAGTAAATGTTAGTGTATTTCCAGAAAATGTAATCTGACATGCTGAAGTAGATGCAGCACTTATAAAACCTCCAGTAGATGTTATAATACCAGAAGCATTAATTTGATTGAACGTAGAAGTACCTGTGGTATCAATTCCAACTATACTATTATCAATTCCAGTAAGATTTGAACCATCACCATAATATGTTGCTCCAGTTACAATACCTAAAGTAGAAATACCAGAAACAACTAATGAATCAGTTGATACTTTTTCTGTTGTTGCTAGTCCAGTAAGATTTGAACCATCACCACTAAAAGAAGATGCAGTAATGATACCTGACGCATCAATACCATTGAATATGGAAATTCCTGTAGTGTCTATACCTGTAATAGTGTGTACTATACCAGTAAGATTTGATCCATCACCATAGTATGTTGCTCCAGTTACGATACCAAGAGTTGTAACTCCTGATTGAACTTCTAAATTACCTAAAATTCTTACTCCACCAGTTCTAGTTTCAAGTCTTTTTTGATTATTATGATAAAGTTCTATACCAT